ACCTGTTGAGGAGCAATCATAAGATCTACTTGAATATTATCTTTGTCTTCAAACAAATCAAAACCAGTTTGATAATCGCCTACATCCAAATCAGTAGCATCGTTACCAGAATCTAGATCGTAATTTTTAGGAGCTAGAACGCCAGCCGAAAGTTGGAAATCAACACCGCTATCGGCATCGTCACCAGCATTTGCAACTGTGTAATCAGAATCAAATGCAGCTAGCCACATATATTCTGAACGTCTATTAATTACGTCTCTTACATAGTTTGTTGAACCGTCTGCTGTTTTAGCATTACCGGCAACTGAAACAAACGGATAAGTTTCTAGAATTGTACCCTTTGTTCCTGTAAATTTACCACCAGCATCGATAATTGCAACGTGAACTTCGTCATTTACTGCGTTTTTACCGTCAGCAAAATCCGAAGTGCCAGGAGCAGCATCAAAGTTATCTTTATAAGCCCAAGTATCAAAGTTTGCACCTTGTGGACAGACAGACACTCTTAGGCTATTACCTAATTCACCTGGCCATTTAGCCATCCATGTATGTCCATCTGAATCAAATGCCGCGTATGATATATTATCAAACTCGTCATTTGTGTTTATTTGTGGTTGAAGACCATTAGCCGCGGCGTTATGGTTATATGCGTTATAACCAGCATTAGCTTCACCTTCATCTCCTAATACACGAACAACTTGTAAAGCATTAGTATATTTAAGGAAGTATGCGGCAGTATGGAAATCAACAGAAGTAGCTTGTGATGGCGCGCCAAATGTTTCTGCTAATTGAGCTTCGTTAGAAATTAACTTAGTCTCATAAGCTGGGCCCCATCTAAAATTACCAGCAAAAGCACCAGTAGAAGAGGAAACTGCTGGCACCACACCAGACGCGTCTATCTCTCTTACGGTAATTGCCGGAGATTCTGAAAATGCCATGATTTCTTTCCTCTCGAAAAATTAAATTATATGCGGGATCATAATACGATTATTTTTCACTCAAGCTTATTTATAATTTTTAAATATCCGGCGCATATTCAATGGCCCACTGTCTACCTTCAAGTTCTTCTTGAGTTGGAAGATTATCTAGTCCATCATCTATAAATCCGAACGGAGGTAAATCATCTTCAATTTCTTTCATTTTTTGCTTAAACATCATTTCTTTTAAATTAATATCTGTCATATCGGCAAAGTATTGCGTCGATACAAAATAACCAAACATAACAAAATTCATAACTAAATCATCATGATTTCCAGGTGAAGCTTCGTAAGATTGACCTTTTGCAACAAACGTAGATATTTCCATAATAGTATGATCATCTACTATGTCTAATCTATTATTTTCTAATACGTCTTTAAATGCAGAACAGCCTAAACGTTTTACTTTACGAGTCATTTCAACGCCAAGAGCATTTGCTTTAATAGCAGATTCAACGTGCATGTTTTCATATTCTAAATCATGATAGAGGCCATTTGTTACAAGAGAACCCTGATCATTTGACTCAATAACTACATAAGCTTTATTGTAGGAATTCGCCCATTTATAAATAATGTTTGGGAAGAGTAATGGAGAGATAAGGTTATTGCGATATACAGCAACCTGTTTAAATGGCCTAGAGCTAATATCGATTAAATTAAATGTAGAATAGTCCTGTCCTCTTCCTTTCGAAACGTCTACTAGCATGATATATTCATGCCCTTTTTGTGTTTCTTCGTAAATCTTAAGGTCACCGCCTTCAAGATAACGAATAGGATTTTTCGCTCTAAGTTTTAATAAAGTTTCGGCATTAATTAATGTATCACCTGTTCCAAAAAATGTATTCCCAAATTCTTGGTCAAACTGAAGCTGAGATGTATTTGCTATGGTTTGGTCTTTCCATGTCTTATCTCGACCTGGAACATCCCACCAATCTACACGAAAAGGTTTAAATTCATTTACACCTTGAGAAGCACCTTCCCATATTTTATGAAACACATTACCGATACCATTCGCAGTGGATGTGATAATAATTTTAGTTTCTTTACCAGATGAGATAACCGGATATGTCGACGTATAAAACTCAGCAGCATTTTCCACAAATGCAAACTCGTCTAAATACAATAATGACACAGACATACCTCGAATCGAGGAGCCTGAAGTTGCGGCCGCAACAATCCGTGAATTATTCGAAAATTCAATCGACCCCTTGTTCAAAGCCTTACAGCCGGGTTGCAAGAAAAAGGGTAGATTTTCTAGCATAAGAGTGATACGCCCAAGCATCTCACGAGCAGTAGCACCTTTGTTTGCCATAACAGCAATAGTTTTTTCTGTATGAAATAAAGCATACCATAGAAGATATGCGACCGAAGAAATAGATTTTCCTGATTGTCTACATGCTAATACAATATTAAATCGATTTGTATTAAATGCATCAAACATTTTTTCTTGATATGGATATAGTTCAAAAGGAACTAATCCCTCATCAAGAGATATAATCTTACAATATTGAGTTGCAAAATAAGCGGGATCTTTCATACAACGAGCATACTCTAGGACTTCTTCTTGAGTCCAATTAGTAACTATGCCATCTCGTTTTACATTAGGATTCCCAAGGTACGTGTCATTCATTCTTTGGAGTAACATCTATCATTTCATCTTGTAGCATACGCTGTAAATCAGTCGTAGAACCGACAAACACATTATTTGTTGTTTGATTCGGTAATTGTTTCACCATTTGTTTTTGATTGAAGTCTTTACGCTTCTTATGCATATCCATAAGATTACCGTTAATGTCAGCTATGTTTTTCATCATATTTGACAAAACTTCAAAAGCTCTTGGATGTTCAGTAGCTCTTGCCACTTCCATCATCTCTTCCATCGACTCTGAGCCTTTTGCTAGTAGATCGTGATATATCTGTCTAGCATATTCAAAGTCATTTTCGGCTGTTGCTGAATCCATCATAATGCACTGTCAATCTCTTCAATAATTGTGTTAAAACCAAAATCACTATCAGGTCCAGCTAATGCAGGATCTGGAGTGACTGTAATTCTTTCTAAGGGTAAATCTGAATCTGCTAAGCCAGCTTCAGGATTTAGTATATCAGTAATAGCTGTACGAATAATACCAGAAGAAGTAATAGGACCGTGAAAATATACATGCATATCGAAGTCTAATGTATAAATTATAGTTCTACGAGTAGCAGCCATTTCTCCTTCATACTCATCATTTAAAACTACTCCTGTTAGAATAACCGGAACATCTTCTTTTAGCGTATCAATATCGTCTAGTGGTTTTATTGATAAAGTATACTGCGGATTAAAATACGGTAATACTTGTTCTACTACTTGCAAAGCATCGTCTTGATTTTTTGCATATACGCTTAATTGAAAACTTAAAATATATGGAACACCATTATAAATTTTATTTCTCGAAAGTACTGTTCCTTCAACACCCTTTTGAAATGAATTTAATTTAGGAAGTTGTCTAGCAGGATCATAAGCGACATTTGTAATTTCAAACGACATACGTGGTAACTTAATAGAAACCTTGGTATCAGTTGTTAGATCAGGCATTTCTCTAATACGATCTAAAAACTTCGCTCTCGGTCCATATGATAACGGTACCTTTTGAGTGCTAATAACTCCACCACCACTATCTTTTCTTAAAACATATATGTTATTAAACATTGCTCCAAATGTAGCAACGGCTTTTCTTATTCTCTGATGATAAAAATATGTACCAAACATTAATTAGGATCTCCAAACGGATTACTTTCACTAAAGTCTAAGAAGTCCGCTCCTTCAAAGTCAGAATTTTGTTCATTGCCATGCAATTGGTTATCTTCAGTAAACGAAGATACTGTTGCACTTGCATTTGATTCTTGACCAGTAATAGTTCTTCCTGTAACCGGCAAATGGAATTTGCCATCATTTCCGCCTAAATGAATTACTGATAGAGAATTAGTAGATGATACCCATTCAGAAACTTCAGCAGATAATATAGTACCATCGCCTAAAATTTGTTCTACACGTTCACCGATTGTAAAGTCACCTGTAACTCCAGATAAAACCATATCAAATTCATAAGCGCTTGTTTGTTCAATTCCATCGATTGCTGCAATATCTGTATCAAAGTCTTCATCACTATATTCGAATAGTTGACATCTCATTTTAAATGTAGGAAGATTTGCAAGTTGATAGAATGGTTGTTCATGTTCAACATGCATAATTTCAAACATAGAATTTGAAAGAGGAAGATAAATTAGATCTCCTTCTCTTGGACGTTCTCCAGTTATTTCATTATTCGAACGACCAACTGTAGTATTCCAACGTTTGCGAGACACGACGAAAGTTGCTTCATCGCGTATTTCAACTCCGAACCGAGTGAATAGGTCTCCTTCTCCGTCAAATCCTTCGACGTTTTCAATGTACATTTCGATTTTATATGAGTTATTAAATTTAGATGGAACATCTTCACCGAATATCCTATTCTCATTTACAATAGTTCTTGGCAGATAATATAGGTCTTGCCCATACATCTTTAAAGATTCTATAATAATATCTTCGTAAAGTCTTTGCTCAGATCTAACTGCTTCTGAGAAATAAAGATTTCGTGCCATATTAACCTACAAAAAAGTTTGGTGGTAATTCGTGTTCTAATCGAATTCTTTCTCTTAACTGAGCAATTTCATTTGTTGCATCGTCAAATATCTGTCTTCCATTTAGTTGTACACCACCAGGCAATTGCATACCTTCAAACTTCATAAGATTTGATCCCCATTGTTGTTTGATTAGTGCTGTACCATATTCTTTTAACCACATATCATCCCACACTGGAGAAAAAGTATCTGGATCTACGATCTGGTAAATCTCTGCAATAATATAATCTCCGGCTTTAATATCGCTATCAGCAAAATCTCCATGAATATAAAGTCTGTTTTGTCTACGAGAAAAATTAACTTGAGGTGTCCCATTTAATTTCATATCAAGTAAAGACAAATATTGTTGCATTTGTTCGTAATATGCTAAATCACCTGCCCAATTTTGTAAATCTGCAATATCATTTAACATTAGCTGATATTTAATATCAAAGAAATTACGTGAAGCACCAAATGCATTATTAATAGGTAATAACCGAGATACATAGATAATATCAGAAGAAATAGGAATATACTCATTTGTAACATCATCAGCCGTAACTAAGTGTTTTAAATAAGTTTTGACCGTAGCATCTGAATGATACTCTTGATAATATTGAAGAGCTTCGTCAACTCTATCTTGAATTTGATCTTCGTCGACGTTGATTTCTATCACAGGATCACCCAACCGCCTTAAGCAGTAATCTATGTATTCCTGTCTTGTTGCTGGAGATGCCATATCGAATCCTAAATTAAAAAACTTTACACTATTTATACGTTTACAAACATTAGAAAATTTGGTATAATAGAATAATGAAAACAGTATTTACAAATGGATGCTTCGATATTTTACATCGAGGTCACTTAGAATATTTAAAAGAATCTGCCTTTTGGGGAGATAGGCTTATTGTTGGAATTAATTCTGATGAAAGTGTAAGTAAATTAAAAGGCCCAACTCGGCCTATTAATAATGAACAAGATCGTAAGTTTGCATTGGAATGTTTAGACTTCGTTGATAAAGTTTATATCTTTTACGAACCAACTCCATACGAATTAATTAAATATATAAAGCCAGATATAATCACAAAAGGC